TCTAAATTTGATTTATCTAAATTTGATTTATCTAAATTTGATTTATCTAAATTTGATTTATCTAAATTTGATTTATCTAAATTTGATTTGTCAGGTTTGGTTTGTTTAAAATTTTTATCTGATTTAGTTTTTTTATCATTAACTTCTAGTTCATCATAATATCTTTCAACATCTTCAGATAAATGTTTAGTTTTAAGAAATTTTTCTACTTCCTTTCTCTTTGAACTATTGGACAAACTAGACTCTACTTCATCAAATAATAATGACTGTTCTTCTTGTCTTCTCTTTAGATAAACATCTAATTCTGATTCTGTTAATTTTTTGTCTGCATGTTTTGTATTTTTCCAATTTACAAATTCGTCAATATTTAAATTTTTCATAGATTCTTTTGACATAAAATTATTCATATCTGATATGTTTGAATACAAATTTGAACCAAAATATTCATTTTCATTCATAAATGACGTATATCCATTTGCATATCCAGGCATTGAATCTAAGGTTCCCCATTCTTTCATAACAATACTATTTCCAAAAGCACCTGAATTTTTAAATTTAAGATATTCAAATACATCATTTATATTAATATTTTGCCCATGTTCCTTCATGAAATTTGCTAAACTATCATCAGTATTTTCAATTTCAATATTTTTTCTTTCCACATCTATATCTTTCAATCTATTTACAAAATCAATTTGATCAATTTTTTCTTCTTTATGTTTATCTTTAAATTCATCAAAAGTTTCAGAATATAATTTATCTAATTCTTCCTTTGTTATAGGTTTTGAATTTGCTGAAATAAAATTTTTATATTCATCTTTTAATCTTAAAATATCATCACCCTTAAATTCATCCATACTTTTTTTCAAATAATACAAATCATATTCTTTTCTTGTTTCTTTATTGTATAAAACTTCATATGCACGTGTTATTTCTTGAAATTTATCACTTGAACCACCTTGATCAGGATGATTTTTTTTTGCCAATCCAATATATGCACTCTTTATTTCGTCTTGTTTTGCATCCATATCTATTTCTAACATAGTATACAGATCAACAAATGTTTCAGAATCATATATAAAATCTAATGCTCCTCCAGACATTTATATTTATAATTAATTTAAATAATTTAATATTTATATTAATTTTTTTTGTAAAACATTTTTTTATTTAATTATTATTGTTGTTAAAATAATATTGTAATATATCAAAATTATTTTTATGTTTTTTTTCAAATTCAATATTATTTTTATTTATATTTTGAACAAACTCATAATAGTCTGAATCTGATATTTTTTTATTTAATTTATTATTTTGAATTCTCCATAGTTTAAAATCCTCAATATCAAAATTACTTAATTCTATATCAACAATATCAACATCGGAATTTTCTTTATTGGCAATTCCTGTTGGCAATTTATTATATTTTTGATTACTTTTGTATTTATTATAATCAAGCAATTCAAAAGATGTTATTTCAAATTCATTATATTTAATTATTATTTCATTTATTTCTTTATATTTATCCTCATGAGTTTTTAAACTTTTAATAAAAATATTTCTATCATTAATAAATTTTTCCAATTCTTGATTTAATTTAGATGGATCATAATTATAATTATTTTTAGTTTTTAATTCATTCATCATTTTTTTGTAAATTTCTTCAAGTTCTTCAGGAGTTTTTTCTTTATTTTCATGTTTAACAATAAAATCTTCACATTCTTTATTATATTTGTCAACTAATTCTGAAACTTGATCTGAATTTAATTTTTCATCAGATATTGTTGTGTCAGGATTAAAAAGTTTTGAATACACAAAATTAATTTTTTCTTGAATTTTTATTGAATCATGATCATCTTTTAAATTTTTATTTGTTATATATTTATCACTAAATTCAATTGAAATTTTATCCCAATTTTCTATATAATAATCTAAATAATAATTATCATAAATTTTTCTAGTTTTTTTATTTAATAATATATTAAAACCAACATATTTAATAATATCATTTTGTAAATTAATTTTTTCTTCTTCTAAATAAAATTTTTGTTCAATTTCTTCTTGACTCATATCAATATTTAATTCAAATAATTTGTATAAATCAAGAAATTCATGTAATTTTTTATCTAAAAAAAAATCTAAATTTTTATCAGGGATATAATTCTCATATTTTTCATCAAAAACGAAAGAATTTTTTGATAAAAAAGATTTTTCATATAATTTTTCCATTGAATTGACAGGATTTATATTCTCTTTTGTTTTTTTTTTATAATTTTTGAAAATATATTTAATTGTCTTCGTAAAATCATTTGAATTATAATCATATCCAAAAGTAAGATTTGTACTAGTGCATATATTTTCATAAATAGACAAAAAATTTTGTTTATTGTTAATATTTTCAAGTTGAACATTTTTAAGTTTATTGATCCAATAAAATTTATCATAGATTTTTTTAGTATCGTGATTTAATAAAATATAATATCCTATGGTTTCTTTAATTATAATAGTTTCATCTTTTATTATAAACATCTGATTATGATTTAAAATATTATTATTTGGATTTTTAATAGAATTAAAAAAAGTTTCAAATGAATTTTTTATGATTAAATAAGAGGAATTAAGTTCAATATTTAACATATTATATAAATCTTTCATATTAACAAAATTGTTTATAGACACATCAAAAACTTTTTCTTGGGAATCAAGATCAAAAATTTTTTTTATCATATTGGTAAATTTTATTTGAATATATATTGATTTTGATATTTTACTAAATTCATCTGTTGATAATTTTAATATTTCATTTTTAATTATATCAATATTTTTATATTTTTCTGCATCAATATTTTTATTCTTAATTATACAATTTAAAATATCATATATAACTGATTCTAATAATTTAAAATTTTTTTTATGATTTATTTTTTTTATGTATATAATTTTTTCCATTAATTTACAATTATAATAATAAGTACAAAACTGATATTTTCTTATATTTTTTTTTAATAAATAAAAAATACATTGGATAAAATTATATATTATTTTTTATTTAAGCTAATGCTGTTTGAATTGATTGTGGATTTACATTTGAACCCAAATTTTTATGTATTTTATCACCTTTCATGACATAACAAGTTGGTACATACATAACTTTAAATTTATCAAATAAATTATCGGGATCTTCATCTGAAAATATTCTTTTGACTTCAACGCCCTTTTTTTTTGCCAATTCAACAACAGAATCATGATGTTTTTGATTATAATTAACACAATGTCCACAAGATTTGGATACAAAAATTAATAATGTGGTTGGTTCATTTGTTGATTGTAAATTCACAAATGGATCCAAATATGCTTTATGATGAACATATAAAATTACTAAAATAACAATTAAGATAATAATAAAAGTTGTCATAATATTTATAATATTGAAATATAAAAAAAATATAGAATTAATATTTTTATAATTAATTTAATCGTTTTAATTATTTGTTTTTAATTTTGATATAAATTTTTAAAAAAAATAATTAAAATAATTAAATTAATTATAAAAAAATATTTTCTATTAATTAATATATACATTTAATGTCTGGAACTGAAAAAATCGAATTATCTATATTTAATCCGTTTAGTGAATATTTTAAAATATTACATAACGTATGTGAAACATTTGACAATGCATGTGTCGATAAAAATTTAAGTGATATAGTTACTAATAAATGTGATGCTTCTGGAACTAAACCTATTAATAGTGATGTGAGTGACAATTTTAAGACAGCGCTAAACTTATTTGCTTTAAATTTAAAAACATTTGATTATCCAATAAGTCAAATTACAATTAAAGGTCAACTTTATGATAATTTTCTTAAAGCATTTAAAGAAAATGGTTATAATTTTGACGATAAACAAACAAAATCAACTCCATTAAACAACCCAAAATTAACAACTGCAATTGATAAAATGAAAACTTTGTCGATTGGTATTTTAAATATGGATGAAGCATATTCATTAGATAAAACGATTGTAAAAACTTATGCAGCTGAACTTGATGATTTGTGTAAAAGTGAAACTTTACCTACAGATCGTACAGTTAAGGATCTCTTGGATAAAATATTTGATACTTGGATAAACAAAGTATTTAATATTTATGGTGATAGTAAAACCAGATTTGATTTATTTTTAGATGATTTGGTAACCGCATATCGTTTTGCAACAGATAAAACAATTGAACCATCTCATATTTCTGCATTTAACATATTTTTTCAATTGTTAGATGATGCATCTTTGCCTGTAGAAACAGATCCTTCTCGTGATAAAAATATTTGGGGTATAATGATTGAAGAAATAAGAACTACAGGTAAGTTAACTTCATTTTATGGTAAATATAGAATTAATATAAAAGTAGTTAGAGAATATAAAGATTTATTGAAACCATACTCTAAACCAAATCGTGCAACACAAAAACTTCAAGCAGGAATTGTTTTTGCATTTCCAAAAAGTGTTCAAAATGAATTTAATGATGCATTAATAAGAAAAGTAGACTCAAGAAATGCAAGAGCTGATGCTAATGATAAAAAAAATTTTTACACAGTTAGAGCTGAATGTAAAAAAGGTGCTTATACACTTGATGCAGATCAAGTTAAATCAGTTTTAAATTTTATGAAGAGATCTGGTCCAACAAGAGGAGTACCTTATGAAGATGAATATAAAGAAACCGAAGAATACAGTGATGGTTCTAAAAGTTATTCATATGATGAATTTAAAAATATAGTTGATGGTTATTCTAGAACATGGGCAAGAGATTATCAAGGAAATTATTACACTAGAATTGATGACAAAGGTAAGATTGGAAAAAGTTTTAAATTATATGGTGAAGATCGTCTTAAAGAAGATATAGAATCATTCAAAACTGGCACTGGTAATTGTGGTCACTTATGTATTTTTAGTGATCCAGTTGAATGTGAAAAATTTTTTAAAGATATGGTAGAATCAAAACCAATTGGATATGATAGATTAGCTAAAATGGTAAATGGTAATACATTTATGAACGATTTTTCTGTTCTTAAAGATAATATTGTAAAAGTAAATCCAGCTTTTGTAATTGGTACACTAAGAGCATTTAAATTTGAAAAGTGGGAAAAATTAAATTCAGATGGTACTAAAAGTATTAAAGTTGAATCTTTTTCACGTTGGTGGACAAGAGTAGGACAGAATTTTATGAAAGATGGTGCATCTTCATTACCAACTGGTACAAAAACACATAAACTAGTAGATCCAGTAACTGGAAAAGAAGTTACTCCAGAACCACCACAAAATTTAGAATTATTCCTTAAACTATTAGTATCATTTATCAACAATAATGATTTTGTATTAAATCCTCAAAGTTCTCATAGAATTATTAGTAATAGATTACCAATAACATCTTCAGGTTTAAATGATTATGGGGATGAACCAGCAACTTTTACAATTATTGAAAATGGTAAAACTATTACAATTCCAAATTCAGCATATGGAAAGGTCAAAGAATTAAATGCTCCTAATTTGGCTAGAGCTTTTAGTGAAATTAAGAAAAATGGATCATTAAGAGCAGCAGATCCTGGACTTCCTGAAAATAGAAGTATATTAAATGCCTTATGGGGATTGTCAGTTGGAATTAATGGATTAGGTAAAATGTCTTTTGCTGCACCAAGAACAACTACAGGATTATCATATTATGGTCATTATGGTGGTTATAAACATAATCATTATGGAGGTACTGATTTAGCCGATTTAGTAAAAGAATGGGGTCCATGTTCTAAAACAGCTTATGAAGGTTTAATGCATGCTAAAGCTGTTTTAAAAAATAAAGGAAAGAGTTTTGATGATAAACTATTTGATGATTTAATTGTAAAAATTAAAGAAATGGCTAATCTTGAATCAGAATTATATATTCAATTATCACTAATTGCCAATTATGAAAAAGTGATTAGTTCTTTAACTGATGGTGATGATGGTGTTAGTACAGTAACAAATGATTATATGAAAGATGCTGTAAAAGAATATGAAGCAAGAGCCAAAATAGTTTCAGATAAATCAGATGCATTTACTTCTATTTTTATGAATATTATGAATTCCAGAACTGGTTCATCATCAGGATATTCTGGTCCATTATAATTTAATTTAATATAATTTAATATAATACTATATAATTAACATGTTATAAAATTTTGTATTATTCAAATTAATTTTAGTAATTAATTTAGATAAATATTTTTAGAAAAATATATTTACGTTGGTGAATTAAACATTGTAGCAGCAACCCCGTTAGCAATAATTAAAAAATTATAATTTACACTATATAGTTTAAATAGGTATTTATTATAATTAATATCAATGGTATTAAATACAGAATTAATTTCAAAACTATTAAAATAAGATAAATTACATGAACCCGATGGTTGAAAAGTATTTGGATATAGAGAAAATGATGATATGCCAAAATTACTTTCATTTTTAGCCATTGGAAAATAAAAAAATGGGTTTAAATATGAATAATAATTCATGTTATTAGTTTCAATAGCTGGATTAGAATTAAGGCTAAAGTAAATTGATTTTATAACAGATTTATTTTTAAAATTAAATTGATTAAAATTGATAATATTATTATTGATGATATTTGTATTAAAAAAGTGTAAATTATAATTAAAATTTTCATTAACATTATTATCCATAAAATATTTAACTTGTGCCATAAAAATAAAATATTTACAAGGATTTATACTTTCAACATAAATTTTATTATTTTGATTTGTCAGTATTTTTGGGTTTGTAAAATAAACTTGTTCAATGACATATTGATGTTTTTTTTGATAAAATTTTTTTCTTTCATCACGATCTAAATATATATAATTACATAATAAGTATGCATTTTTGAAAAGTAAATTATTAGGCATGTTAAAAAAATAAGTTTTTTGTATGTAAATACTTTGTGGATCTGTTGGATTTGATTTAACTGGAACATAAATAGAACCACTGTATAGACCAAAAATAACATAACTTAATACATTCCCATTAATAATATTTGATAAATCTGATTGAAAATTACTTGTACTAATAAATTGATTATCGGAAATTTTTCTATAATAAAGAATATAACTATTTATATTCATTGTTACAGGATCATAACCTCCTACATCAATACTATCAAATTCAGCCCATGCTAAACCCTGATTTGAATATTGAAGTAATGGTTCTCCTAAAATACCATTCCCATAATAATTCATCAAAAATATATAATTACTAGGACTAAAAATTCCGCAATTTTCAAAATTATTAAATTGAATATTAAATCTTACGATATTATATTCTAAACATAACAATGGTAATGAAGATCCAGAATTATTACAAAACCAAAAAAATAATGGTATATAAAGAGTTTTGGATTTAAAATTTTTATTTAAATATTCATATGTTGTTAGTTCTGGAGTATTTCCAATATACTCATTTAAAGAACCATTAAAATTATTCCAATTTAATTCTTCAAGTACATTCATCCATTCACCCCATTGTTTACTTATAATTTGATTACCTATTTCAATTTCAACATAATCAATTAATGCAAATGCAACTTTTTTTGTCCATTTAAATTTAATTCTTTCATCAATATTATTATTAAAATCATAAATAGTTGGAATTTCAGGTAATTCAATTACTAACCACATTTTATTTAATAAATCACCAATTTTAGAAATTTCTATTGTATATTTTTTTCCGAATTTTGCTTCATACACAAAATTTGTTCTTATTGTTTCTATTGAAAAATTTGTATATCTTCTGTAGATAATTTTAAAAAATGTTATTTGTGGATTTTCAGACAAACTAATATTTTCTTCACCATAAGAAACTAATATAACTTCACCAGCAGGCATTATATATAATATATAATTAAATAATCTTTAATTATTTAATCATTTAAAATAAAAATTTTTTAATATATTAAATCATAAGATTAATAAAAAAAATAAAATTATTGTATAAATAAAAGTCCAGATAATCCAGATTGGTATCTAATTAAATTATATTCAAATGTTGATAAATTAATTTCAAATTTTAATTTATTCAGATTAAATAAAACATTTAGATTTTTTATATAAGCATATAATTTCAAATTATTTATTTGTATTTGAATTGTAAAAGTTTTAATATTGCTCATATTAAATGCTCCATTTGGTTGAAATTCTGTTGGTTCAAGTCCAAAACTATATGTATTATAATTTTTATTAAGTAATGTCTTTGTATTATATTTATAAGGATTTAAAATTGTTGTTATGGCGTTATAGGTTTTAAAATTTTGATCATCAAGTGTATTAATACCATCTCTTCTTGCTCCATCAATTAAAAATTTAGTATTAACAATAAAATCAAAGTTTGAAAATTCAAATATATCTAAATTAGTATTTGTAAATTCTAATGGATTTATTGTTTTTATATTTTTCAGGATAGTAATTTCATAATTATCAATATATAATTTAAATGTCCATATGAGTTCTTTAACTAGATTATTTAAATTAAAATCAAAATCTATAAATGTGTATTTACTATTTTGAAAATTTATATTGTCATCAAAGCTTAATATATTTTTAATTAAACTGTAATTATTTTTTCTTTCGATTAAATTATCTATTTTATTTTTACAAATAGATTTTCTTTCATCTCTTTCTAATATTATAAAATTCAAATCTAAATATGTTAATATAATAGATTTTTGTAAATTTTTAGTTAAATATGAATCCTTAAATAAATTTGTATTAAAAATTTGTAAATTAACATTAATTTTAGTATACATACATGCTATTTGTGGAATGGCATTAAAATATTTTTCAAAGAAAAATTTTATTGGAATAATATATGTTTTTTTACCAAAAATTTTAATATATGGTTTTACACCTGATATAATATTATTATTTTTTAAAGAATCTGAAATACCTAACATTTCATTAAGAAGTTTTTGTTTATTTAAATTTTGAAAATTATCAATGAATATTTTATAATCATGTCCTGAATATTTAGAAATTAATTCATCATCAAATAATAATTCTAAATTATCTATAATTTTTATAATACCATAATTATTAATTATTCCTTGATTTATCTTAAAAATATAATTCATAATATAATCAAGAATATTTTCATCACTATATATATTTAAAATACTTTTAAAGTTTTGTGTAAAATTTGAATTATTATATTCAACACATAACCCAATCAAATATGTCCAATTAATTATTTTATAATTATTTTTATTTTTAAAAATATTTTTTTTAGAATTTAAATTTTCATTTAGAAGATAAATATATGATAAGTTAACATTTGATGAAGTGTATGTATAATTATATATCATTTTTTGAAAAAATATAGTAACCGCGTCTATAAATTCATTATTATTGTAATTTTTAAAAAGAAGAATATTCATATCATTAAAGAATTTTTCTAAATTTTCATATTTATTATCATTTAATGTTTGTGTATTTTGAAAACTATTTTTACTATTTAAATATTCAACATAATCCATAATATTAGTATTAATGACATTAGCTAATACATAAAATAAATTTAAAATAATGTCAGAATTAACTAAAATATTTATACCTAATGTACTCCATACTAGAAAGCTAATATTATAAAACATTATTATGATTATATTATTAATTATTTTTCCATCTTCAAAATTTTTATAAATCATTGTAAACATTGTTATTTGAGAATTTTCTGATTTAAAATTACTTATATCATATATTTTATTAATATTATTTTCATTTAAAGTTATATTATTATATTCTCCTCCTATAAAAGCTTTTATTCTTGAAATATTTTTATTTAAAGTTGAATAAATTGTATTATAAACAGTTGAAGTAATTTTTGATTCATCAAAGTATAAATCAACATTGGCTGTAAAATTATTTAAAGTATTAATTATTATATTATAAAAAGTATTATAACCTAACATATTTTCAGTTCTAATTAATAATGAATTATATTGTTGATTATATATGTTTATAATATATATATCAAAATTTTGATAATTTTCTTTAAAATTATTTATCCCATACTTTAAATTATCATATATCGATTGGTTTTGAATTTTTTTATAAAAATTTGGAATATAATTATCTTTAATTATGTTAGAATTTAAATTATCCATATATATTGAAAAATTTGATGATAAATTTAGAGAATTAATTATATTTCCATATTGTAGATATGTATTTGCATTTATAAGCATTTTACCAAGTAAGTTATTATTAGAATCAAAATTTATATAACTACATGTTATTGTTATCAGAATTAAATAGTATAATATATATAACTCACTAAATATTTCATTATAATAATCAAAATTAAACTCTTCTATAGTAATTTTATTATTATTTTCTATTAAATAATTTAAATAGCTATAATAATAATTAAAATATAATATAGAACTTCTAATGGTGTAATTTTGTTTTATATTTACTGAATCATAAAGTATTGTACCCCATCTAGTATTAATTATTAGTAATAATATATTATAAAATACAGATTTTACTGTGTCATTTCCTTCTTTTTTAAAATCATCAAATTCTTCATTTTCGATGTTTATATTGTATAAAATTTTATTAATTAAATATGGTTCAAAAATATATTTTTTTCCTTTATAACCAGTATAAGAAAATATAGAGTTATAAATTGATGTTAATTCAATGTCAATATAATTTGTGATTGCATTATTTTTTAATATAGTATAGTTTATGTAATTATAAGTTATAAAAGTGAATTCGTCGTATGTTATATTATATTCTAATATTTTATATTGATTATAAGAATAATCAATATATTCTAACTTAAAATTTTTAAAATACTCATTCCATATATTAAATGAACTAATTTCATATGAGTATTCATTAATCCAATATAATAATTTTTTAATAGACATTGAAAATTTTTTAAAAAATATATCATTATTTATAGAATTATTGATGGCTTGAAATAATATTGAATTAGAATCATCCGATTGGCTTATAAATTTAATAGTTTTAAGATTAAAAAATATTTGTATATTTTCTTCATTTGAAAAAAAATATAATAATTTATTCTTAATTATAGTAATATATTTTTCATAATCAATTTTTTCTGGAGTATGTTTAGTTATTTTATATAATTTTGATAATTTGTATAACATAAATCTTAAGATTATTTCTAATTTTAATATTAAGTTATAATAGTTTTTTGTATAATAAAAATCAACATTTAAACTATTATTTAAAGTTTTAAAAAAATCCAAAACATTAGTTTTAAAGTCAACAACTTGTGATATTTGAGACGAAAATAATTGATAATAGTAATAATTAATTAAATAATCTAATAATTTATCATATGAATTTTTATTTTCAAATTTACCATATTCAAATTGAATTTTTAAGTTCTGGTCATTCGGTAAGTTTGGATTTATCCTAAACTTATAATTGTATTTAAAATATAAGTTACTTAAATTATTTAGTTGATCAATATATTGTTGAGGTTCATTATTAAGTTTATAATATATATGAGCAATATAACTATTAATTAAATCTATAAACATCCAAACATATAGATGTAAATTATTATTTTTAATATTTTTAATTGCATTTGTGTTTAATGTAATTTTTTTATAATAATTATATAATTGCTCAAAAATAACTTTTTCGTTATTTACAAAATTATAATAATTATAGTTATATGAGTAATATTTTTGAAAAAAGTTTTTATATGAGTATTTAAAATTTGTAAAAATAATATCATCATAATCATTTGGAGTGATTATTGATAAATTATTTAAATCACCAACCAATTCTGTAAGAAACCTAATAACAAACAGTCTGTTAGTGTAGTTTTCATTTTTATTATAAGTATCTACTGGAGTTAAATTAAGAGATATTTTTAATTCAGATGCATAACCTTTATAATTTTCAAAAACATCATTTATAGGATTTGTACCAATTCTTAAATTATTAATTATATTATTTATATCATTTGTTAAATTACTATAAGTTATATTGTAATTATTTAGTAATAAACATAATAAATTATAAACCATATTAAAATCATTAATTTTAGCTTTTGTATAATTAAATTTAGATGTAACTGTAAAAATAGATGTATTATAAATTTTATTATTTTCTGTATTATTAAGATCATAAATTATATTAGATAACTTTATATTTAAAATTTTTAATGAATAATAAGTTAAATTGTTATTGTTTTGTTCATTATTAAACACATTATCATTATTAAATATTACATTAATATTTGCAACTAAATTTGTATAAGTTGGTTTAAAATCAATATTTATTAGTCTGTTATTGTCAACTTGGTCATATCCTATTATTTTGTTATAAGAAGATATAAATTTTTCAGACATAATATTATAATATGGAACTGAAGATATAATAATTTTACTGTTTTTAACAATATATATGATATCTTTATATTCGTTCAAAATACTTAAATTACTTGGTATATTCAATACAAAATTATTTTCCAAGCTAGTAAAACTATATATTTCATTAATTGACCATTTTATAATTTCCATATTTACTTTTATTGATAAAACATCTTTAAGTTTAACATCATATATATTATTGTCAATAGTATACTCAAGGATAATATTTTCATTTATTTCTAAATATTTTACTAAAAGCACAGGCAAATAACTTAGTATAATATAATTAAAAAATAAGAATATTGAAATTTTTTTCTTTAAATAATCAGTTTTTATATCTAATTTGGAATTAATTTCATCAGACTGATTTAAAAAAACAATATTATTAAAAATATACATAGGAGAAAAATAATCATTGAGACAAATATAATCAAAAATTAAAGTACATAATTCATCATAATTATCAATATTTTTAAAATATTCAAAGACATTTATACCATCATCTAAAATCAAATCATAATTTATTTTATTTAATTTTAAATAGTTTGTAAAATCTATGAATTTTATATAATATGAATCTATTTCATTAGGATCTGTATTAATCATTTCAATAATTTCATTAATCCAATAATTTTGTGTTAAAGAAATATTGTCAATTAAATTTTCATAGTTAAATAATTGAAAAACAGATTGATCTGAGTATAATGATGTATTTTTTAAATAATTTTTATCTATTTTTTCTAAACCTGTTTCATCATCACTAATATATAATTTAACCATATCATATAATGTTTTTGAATATAATTTATTTTTCATACTTTCTTTATCATATGAATTTTCAATCAAATATGTTGTACATAAATAATATATTATTCTGTTAATTTCTTTTTCAAATTTTATTGAATTAGTTATTAATATATTAATATATGCAGAATAGATATGATTTAAAGATTTAATTGAATTAAAATCATTTATGTTTTCAACAAGTTCATTATTTTTTTTAGATGATAGTTCATTATTAATATTTGTTATATCTTTTTTATATTTTATTGTATTTTCATCTTGATAATATATTGCATAAAAATAATTATAATCATTCTCAGCATAAAAATTTTTAATTATTTTAAAAATTAAACTACAAATTTTATCAGTATTTTTATTCTTATTTTGTAAATTAGTAATGTTTGATTGATAAGAATTATATAATTGCACATAAATAGAAAAATTTAAGATATTAATTGAAGAATTATAATTATATTTTTTTACTAATTCATAATTTTTAAATAAAGATTTATCTGTTAAATCTATAATAGTATCATTTTTTTCATATAAATTACCTTCTATAACAGAATATAATATATTGTTAATTTTATTTGATATATTATAAAGCAAATTATAATAAAAATCATTAAAATATGTACTTGACACTATTATATTTTTTGTTTCATTTGATACAGAATTAAAATGTATATTACCAGAATTATTTAAAGTAACATAAATTAATTTATCAGTGTTTATAATTAATTCATTTCTGTCTTTAATATTATTAAATTCAAATCTACTATAAGAAGTAGATTTTGTAATCACATCTGAATATCTTACATTTGAAATTTTATTGTCTATTAATGATGAATAATATAGAATACTGAAATCAATATAAATTTCTTGTGAAGAAGTTTTGAACACATTTAAAATATCATTTATTGTATTATAATAAATATTAGTTGTATATTTAAGTGATATATATTCTCCAAATGTTATACTTTGAGTGTCATTAATCTGAAAAATTTTTATATCACCAAATAGACATTTGCGTATAAAATAAATGTAATAATATAAAATTACTATAAAATTATATTTCACAAAATTAGAATCATTATATTTTATTGTGCTTTCATTATATAATAAATTTATGTTTGAATTATTCACTAAATTAAATTTATCAATATTTTTATTTAAAATGCTTATACAATCTCTAAAATTAATTTGACTAATTAAATATTTATAAAAATAAACAGTATTATTATTAGCATAATTTATTATTGAGTTGATATAATTTATGTAATATTGAATAATTATTTTATTATTTGCAGAAAAAATAGGAAAAAATAAAGATAAGTATAGTTGTAAACATTTTTTTATATTGTTATTTGACAGAAAATTTTTATTTTGTATAATATTAAAACTTTTAAAAGAAAATTCATAATCAAAACCCGTATAATTTAAATCTGTTGTTAATGAAAAAATATTATTAATTGTTTTAACATTTAAATTATAATTATTATCAAATAATGTTCCTAACATGTAAGTTGAATAATAACATCTTTGGTAAAAATCATTTTTTAATATTTTTCCGAATGTCTCATTTTCACTGATAGATGATTTATCAAGTTTATAAAATAATTCAATTATTTTATTATAATCGTAATTGTATTTGTTAAAAAAAAATAAAACAAAGGTATAGACATTATCAAAATTTAAAAAAAATTCTTTGTTAACAATTAAAACATTTAAAAATAATATAATAATTAAATCATCAAAATTATATTTTATATTATTACAAATATTTGGTATATTATCTAAATCAAAAAGATTTAATTGATAATCATTATTTTTTTTTTGTAAAAAGTAAAAACTATTGTAAATAAGCATAAATGTATTTGATTTATTATCTCTAATTTTATTAATAAAATCATTATTATTTAAAATATTTATTTGATCAAAACATATAAAATTATTTGATAAAATATAATCAGGATTGTTTATTATGTCAAGATTATATTTTAAATATTTATTTGAAATTGGTATTTTGTTTAAATCAAAATTATTGAAATAATATAAATATGTTATTAAAAATGATAATATAATATTTCTTAAATTTGTAATATCTGTTTGTTGATTTGAATAATCGTCGGTAGAAAATAAATAATTATATGAAATTAAATCTATTGTAAATTTTGATAAAAAAGTAAATAAAAAATATAATCTATATAAAGGAGAACCAATAGAAAATATAAATTTTAAATAATTTAATTCATTTCTTAGATTTGTATTATAAATTGATGAATTGCATGTTGAATATTTATTGTAATTAAAACTAATGAAAGTACCATTATATAAATTAGTATCAACATAATTGAATAATTCAAACATAATAATATTATTAATATTTGTAAAATCATAAATGTAGTTATAATCTATATTATTGATTGATTCTAAAAATGTATTTAGATTGTTTAAATCTAATTCTATAATATTGCCGAATGATTTATTATAATAATTTTTTATAATTGTAATTAATCTAGTATTTTCTAAAAATACAGCTAGTTCTATTTCTAAAGGAGATTCAATATTTATATTGTATTTATTATAGTAATAATTAAAATAAGTAAATATATTTTTATATAATCCATTAAAAAAGATTATATATTGTTTATTAAAATACATGTTATTACTTGAAATTAAAATTTTACAATCTTCTTTAACATTATTTGTAAATACATATATATTTGATGATAATGGAAAAATACTTGTTGAAGAATTACTATTATAAAATAAACTTGTTAAGTTTCCATCAGTTTCATAAACATATGATGATAGTTTATTTATAATATAATCTATAAATGTTAAAGATTCCACTATAAATAGATTTAAAATATTTTTATAAATTGCATATACTGCTGGATTAAAATTAAAATTATTATCAATAATTAGTTTGTTATTTAATAATAAATCATCATCTAAATAATTATTTTCTGAATTTGTCAAGTTAAATAAAAAATTATTAAAAGTATAATTTAGCCTTATTTCTTTATAAACAAAATCATTTGCAGGATTTGGACCAGGAATATATAGGTTTTTAAAAAAAATCAATTGCGTTATTTGCAAATAAAAATCGTCTGTATTATCATTAAAATAATTGTTAAATGAAGAAATAATACTACTAAATAAATAATTATTTATTATTATATCAGTATATGAAGAAATTAATTTATTTATAAAAGGTTCACAATATTCATTATAATTAAAATATTTATATATATTTCGTGAGTAAGATAATATATAAAAACATTTTTTACTTACTATTAAAACATCTGGATTCATAAAATTTGTAATTAATTTTTCAGAAAAAATATCAATGTTGGTATTATAATAATTAAAATTTTCTATTATGTTTTTATTTTTTTTTTTGTTTACTGTATTTAAATATTCCTGAATTGATATTTTATTTTCAAAACAAACTAATGAAACTAATAATCTTGTTAAAACATTTAAAGACATACGATTATCATTAACATTTATCATAGACATCATATTATTACTATCACTCAAAAGTAAATCATTATAATATTCATTTGTCAAATTTCCAAAAAAAGTTACATTTTCCATAATAGTAAGCTGAGATTCAGAAACAATTCCACAATTATATATTTGTAAATAAACATATGTATATAAATTTTTATTATAAATGAGTCCTAATATTTTTTCATATATATTTTTATCAATCCTTACTTTACTGCTACTAATTTTGTTATTTAAAATTTCTAAATTTAATATTGTTACCCCAATATACATTAATTCTATAATATTTTTTAGCAAATCTACCATAAATGAACACGAAAAATATATATAATTGTTATCAATTCTTATTCCTAATAATTTTCCAATATAATTGTCACTATATAAAATATATGTAACAGATTTAAATAATAATTTATCATAATAAGATATTCTTAATGATATATTAACATCAGGAAAATCTATTTGAATATAATCTAACTTTAGATAATTGATATTTTTATTTAAATAATCAAATAAATCATTGTCTTTTATATATGTGTCTAAATCAATTACAAATGAATAAAAATAATCTGTTAAATCCATATTATAATAAATTTCTGAACTACTTTTTTGTAATGCAATAGATTTTTGATTCTTTATTAAGTTAATAATTTTATTATTGTCTATCACGTTTGACATTATTATTAAATTTGACTTACCTTTATAAATTATTTTTATTGTCAAAATCTCTTTTATGTCATCAATGGAATAATTATTTGTTTTCATATAAAAATTATCATAAAATGTTAATATTGATTTATTAAATGTTGAATTTAATTCACTGTTATACGCAAAGAACTCAAAATAATAATCATCATATTCTAAATATAAATAAGATTTTGTTAATAAATCACCATCTAATGGTATTTTAAAATTAATCAATTTATTTATAATATTATTGTCATCAATATTAATAGTATTACCATTTATAATCATATTATTCATAAAAAAATTTGTATGCCTTCTATAATAAATTTTAAAAAAACTTATATTCGGATTATAATTAAATATTTTATTTTCATTGCCAACTGTCAATAGTTGAATAAATCCTACACCCATAATTTATAATCTTTAATTAATATAATTAATTAATATATTTTTAAACAAAAAAAATATATTAATTATATTTAATAAGTATATGCTGTTGCTCCAATTCCTCCTATAATTCTTAATATATTAAAATTACGTGTTTGAAAGACTAATTTATATTCAGATGATTCTAGCGGTGCTTTTAAAAAAAAATCTTCATATGCATTAATTTTCTTTTCATTAATTTTAAGTTTTAAATTAATTGAAGATATTCTACTCATATTACATGAACCAGACGGCTGAAATTCTGTGGGTTTTAAACAAAGTGAATAAACATTCAAACCCAATTGAGGTGATGCATTATAATAATTATATGGATGTAAAAAATTATAAAAAAATGACGTCTCTCCTGTAAATTGAGTACTATTTAGATACAAATATGATTCATTTATTATTATATTGAAATACTTATTATATGGTGATTGTAAAAATAAATTACTTAAGTAGTCAACTATAAAAAAAATTCTTCCAGAAAATTTTGAAATATTATTTAATAAAAATACTCCTCTGTTAAATAAATATGGATTAAATAAATAATAAGGAAAATATATCATACTTATATAATTTACTAAAAGTAATTCATCTTTATCATATTGGATGGGTTTTCTTGAATAAATATATTCATATACATTTGGATTATTATTAAAAATATCATTTAAATTTGAATATTTTTTCGCAAACCAATACATATCCTTACAACAATGAAATATATCTAACTGAAAAGAATTGTTATTTTTTGACAATAAATCAAAATCTAATTCTTGAACTTGTTCAATTAAATATTCATGTGCAGATTGAGCAAATTTTCTTCTTTCTACTAAGTCTAAATAAATGTATTCTACCAATGCAGTTATTTCTAATTTATTTGATGTTAAATTCATAATATCATTAGCCAATAAATTAATTAGGTCATTGTTTATAAATGTTTCTCGTATATTTTCATCATTATATATTCTTATACATTCAAGAAATTTTTTTATATTAATTCTAATTTGTACTGAATTATACTGAAGAGATATTAATGGAAATGCTAATCCATAATTATTAAAATTCCAAAATGGAATTGGTAAATATAAAACAGTTTCATCATGTGAAACATCGAATTTATTTATATCTTGATTATTTCCAATCATTTTATCATATAGTTCTTTATTTTTATAATTTAATTCACCATAATTATTAATGTATGTGTCAGATAACGAATAAATTTTATTACTACCAATATAAAATTCAATTGAGTTTAGTAGATAAATTGCTACTTTATTTACCCAACAGAATTTTATAGTAGACTTGTTAAATAAAATATCTAATAATTTTGCATATATCACACTGTTTAATTCTTTTAATATATTTAAATTATTATTCACCGTAAATTTAAATTCATCAAAAGTTACTGTTTCATAAGTAAATAATTCGTAGATATATATTAATTTACTGTTCATTATTTTAAATAATGATGCATTAGTATATAATCCTACATCATATTTTTTATTATCCGTAATACCATCATTGAAAAATAAATTTATAGATAAAAAAAATTGAGTATATGAATCTATATTTAAATATTTTAGAATATAATTTCTAAGGTCAGATATATAAGTTAGTGAATTTGGAGAATATGATTTAAAAAATTGTTTAGTTATATTTAGTAATTTATTGTAAAAAAAATTATAATATTCGTAATTAGAAATATAATCAACTTTATTAATTATTTTATCATTAACAGTATATATCTCTGATGATAATTGTTGTATATTCAACATATTTATTTTTGGTAATTTAATTTTAAGTATTATCTTTGACATTAAATCACCATTATTTTTTGGAATGTTTAAATATGATGTTGTATTAAAATCAGGAGAATTATCAAATGAAATTGAAACCATTTTAATTCCAAAGTTTGTATATCTCCTATATATTATATTAAAAAAAGTTATTTCAGGATTACCTGTTAATGTTAGATCCTGGGTACCATATGTTATGATTTGCATTAATCCTCCACCCATTTTTTGTTTATCTTTAATATTATTATCTTATCTTTAAAATTATTATTTATGATGAAAATTATTATAATAATAAAAATTATTTATAAGTTTAATTAAACTTATATTTATAAATATTTATTATATATTTATGGAAATTGCAAATAACGAAAACATGAACATTTTAAGTAATTTATGTTTAGGTATAGATTTTGGAACTACTAATTCTTGTCTTTCTGTATGGTATAAAAATAAATCTATAATTATTCCAGATATTGATGGTAATGATGTTATCCCAACTGTTATTGAAATTAATTCAGATAAAAAAATTATTGGTAAACAAGCTTATTTAAGAAAAGAAATATTTGAATCAGACACAGTTTTAAGTAAAAAAACAATTTTTCTTATTTACGAAATTAAAAAATTATTAGGAAAAAAATTTTCTGAACTCAACAAAAAAAATTTGGAGATGTTGGCTTATGATATTGAACCAGACATAGATGATAATATATTAATTATTGATAATGAATCTAGTAAATCTTATTATCCTGAAGAAATTGCAACTCATCTCTTTATGAGTTTTAAACATAAGGCAGAAATATTTTTATCTAAAAAATTTAATGTTCCTATAACTCTTTCTAATTCTGTAATTTCTGTACCTGCTTATTTTAATAAAAATCAAAGACAAAATATTAAAAATTCTGCTGAGTATGCTGGTTTAAATGTTTTAAGATTAATTAATGAACCAACTGCTGCTGCTATTTGTTATGGTTTAGGAAAAGGTTCATATGGTGATGTTGGTTTAAATATAGTTGTTTTTGATTTTGGTGGTGGTACATTAGATGTTAGTTTAGTTAACATTAATGATGGTGTTTATGAAGTTTTAGGTTCTTGTGGTAATAATAATTTAGGAGGAAGTGATTTTGATACTAAAATTATGGAATATATTATTAATGAATTTATTGAACAAAATAAAATACATTATGAAGAGTTTATTAATTGTGTTACTGAAAATTCTTTGCAAAAATTAAAATTTCTTTGCGAACAAGCAAAAATTGCATTGTCTGATAATTCTAATACAAAAATAAAAATAAATAATTTTTATAAAGAAATAGAACTGTCAGTCACTTTATCTAGGGATAAATTTAATGAAATTTGTCAAAATCTTATTAGACTTATTGTTAAACCTATATCTGATGTATTAGAATTATGTGAACTTGATAAATCAAATATTGATGAAATTATTATGGTGGGTGGAATGACTAGAGTTCCAATTGTTAGATATAATATTGAAAGATTTTTTAATAAAGATGTTAACTGTTCAATTAATCCTGATAATGTTGTTTCTATAGGAGCAGCTATACAAGGATATATGTTACTTAATAATGAATCAATTAAAGATAAATTGTTATTAATTGATAGAACATCTTTATCTATTGGATTAGAAACGTCTGGTGGCATTATGGATGTATTAATTTCTAGAGGATCTATAATACCCATCAAAAAAACAAAAAAATATTCTACAGACACCGATTATGTTGATTCTATTGATATAAAAATTTTTGAAGGAGAACGAAAATTTACTAAAGATAATTTTTTAATTGGTGATTTTACTTTATCTGGTATTGAAAAACAAAAAAAAGGTATACCTTCAATTCAAATTACATTTTCAATTGATTCTGATGGTATTATTAAAATTTTTGCAGAAGATATGGATAATCCTCTTAATAAAAAATCTATTCAAGTGTCAGGAAATAAACAAAATTTATCTCAATCTCAAATTGATGAAATTATTGAAAATGCTAAACAAATGGATCAGATGGATAAAATTGATAAAATTAAAAAAGAATCATATATGTCTATTTGTGACAGTTCTAAAAAAATTATTGATAATCTTTCAAATGATTCTATTAAAATTCCTGATGATATTAGAAATGCAATTATTTCTAATGTTAAAGAAATTTATGATTGGATTAGTTCTAATGATTATCAATCTATTGAAGTCGATAAATACAAAGAAATTTTGCATGATTATAAAATTAATTATAGTATTTATATTATTCAACAATCTTCACCTATTATTGAATTAGATGCTTCTAATTTAGAAGAGGAAAAAGATAAAGGTATAGAGATTTATGATGATGATACTAATACAAAAAAATATGAAGAACAAATTAATTATTTTAGAAAAATTATTGATGAATATGATGGCATAGGTAAACAAATAAAAATTGCAAAATTCATGGATAATTCTAAGTTTAATAAAACTGAATTTACTCAAAATTTGGAAGAATTGCAAAAAATGTTTGATCAATTATTTAATTATGCATCAGATACATTATGTTCATTCTTTATCAATAAAAATATTAATGATGAAATTGTTGATGAATATGTTAATAAATTATATAATTTTGATATTGAATTTAAAGAAAAGTTTATTTCTTTTGAAGAAGAATTTAATATTATTAATAAATTAATTAACAAATTAAATGAAAAAGAAAATTACTTTATCAATTTATTAGAAAAAATGCAAAATAATTCAAATGAACAAAATAATTTAGATAAACAAAATAATTCAGGTGAACAAAATAATTTAGAAAATGAAATTAAAGTATTAATGGATAAATTAGATGTTATAATTGAATTTCAAAGTGTAATTTATAAAATGAACTCAGGTTATATTAAAGTTGATATGGATAAATTATCAAACATGTTATCTCATATTAATAATTTACAATAATATATTTTTTTTATTATTATAATATTTTTCTAATAATTTATAATATTTACTTTTTTTAACTTGAATATTATATGATTTATCCATAATAAGTATCTGTAATAATGATATATTTAAATTATATATCAAAAAAGCACTAATCATTACAAATCCTACAATATTTTTTTCTGATATAATTAAAATATTTTTAGATTTTTTTAAAATATCTATAATAATATTATTTATCAGATTAAAATCAATATTTAATTCACTAATTGATAAATTAATTTGATTAAAATTTTCATTTTGTTCATTATTATTTTCATAAATATTATTTATTATAATTATATGTGTAATAAAATTATTTTCTATAAAATTACTGTCAATATTATAATTATTGCTTAAATATACATTTGGTAATATTTTTATAATATTATATGATTCCATAATATTATAAGTTATAAATTTTTTTTTATTCATTTTTAAATAATTCTTTACATACTTTATGATATTCAAGTATAATATTTTCCATGAGAGTTTTATATTGCAAAATTCTTTGGCTATTTATTTCATTTTGTTCATAAATTTGCAAAGTTTTTTTATCAATTAGATTTGTTAAATTTATTAATTCATCATTAATTAAATTGATATCATTAAAAATATTTAAATCATTCAAATTTAAATCATTCATATTCATATATTATATATTATATATTAATTTTATATGTTTTTCCATTTAATATTGCACTATTTGGATTATATGATAAATCTTTATTAGATACTGATTTTCCGTTACTTTGGAAAGAGTTTTCTATTGGATTTATTTTTTTATGATTATTTACATTTGCAAATTTTGAATAACCACTAATTGTATCATTTATTTCGAAATACCCATTTTTGTCTGAATCATAATTTTCATTGTCTGATGTATCAGTATTTATTTTCAAATCATCAGAAAAAATATCTTGGATATTTTTAACAACATTACCATACTTATTTTTAATATTCATCTTTTCAATTTTATTATTATCTATACTATTAATATTTTCATCAGATGTCATATTTAATTTTCGAGAATTCATTATTTTATAACTTTTTGAACTTTTTGAATTTTTTGAACTTATAGTATTAAATGATTCTACATCAAATTTAGATTCTTCTGATTCCATTTTTTTATTATTTGTATCATCTGATAGATTAGTTTGAGTATTTAGTATTATACTTGAATTATTTTTTAATGATTCTGTTTGATTTGTTGATTCTGTTGATTCTGTTGATTCTGTTGATTCTATTGATCTTGTTTGATTTGTTGATCCATTGTTTGAAATATTTTTAAAATTATTTATTTTAATTTTTTCATTAAGATAATTAATTTGTGATAACAAGTCAGACCTAATCAAAATTAATTTATTAAGCAATTCGTTATTTTCATCAACATTATTTTTAATTTTTAAAATATTTTTTAATACTAAACTACTAAATCTATACGATAAACTAGAATAAAGTTTTGATATTTTATTTATATCAGTCAATATCACATATGAATTATAATTATTAAAAAGATATATAATTAGTTGAAAGTAAAAAATCATTATAGTATCATGATAATTATAAGTATCTGAAATATTTAAATTATCAAAATTCATTAATGTATCATAAATAAAATTTTGCACTTTAATCATAATATCTAGATTGCTTGTAAAAACTGAATTCACAAAATTGAATTCAAAATTTTCAAATTGTGTATTCCAACTTGTTATAAAAATATATTTTTTTACATATACATCATTAAATTCTTGATTTAATAATGATTTTAAAATATTTTCATTTGTTAATCTACATTCAATACTATTTTCATTATATATTGTATAACAATTTTCATTATTATCCCATTCAACTTTATTTTTTCCATTAATAATATTATTTGATTGATTTACTTCTTTATTACCAACAAAATTGTTATATGTCAAATTATCATTTATGTCTGAATTATTTAAAATTTTATTTCCATCAATGATATTTGTAATGTTAAGATTTTTATCCTTATAAATATCATTTGTAAATTCTCTATTAACTATTGGATTTTTAATTTGATTATCTATACCTGATAGTTTTTCATTATTATATAAATTTTTATTACCTCCTAAATGTTCATTGTAATTAGAATTATTATTCAAATCATTATTATTATCCAAACTTCCTTGTAAATTACTCATATTATCATGGTTTGCTTGTTTAACCATATTTTCTAATTGTTTTTGTTTTGAACTTTCTATATTAACTACTTTATCAGATTGATTTGTATTTAATTTAGTATCTGTATTTAATTTAGTATCCGAGGATAAATTTGGAATTTGATTATCATATGTATATATATTACGATTTTTTTTTATAGGTTTTGTATTTAACATCTTATATATTTATATCTATATAAAAATACTTAAATTTATTATTTTTCATTTGTAAATAAAAAATAATATGCTAAAAAATTCTAATCAATTATTTCTCTCATACATACTCTTAAACTATATTCTGTAAACTCACAATCATAATTATTATCATTTACATCTTTAATACAATTTATTGTTTTGAATACTGGTATTATTGACGTTTTATTTTTACTCATTTTAATCTTACTTAGATTAAAATGTTCTAAATCTTTAAATTCAAATTTACAATAATCAATTGAATTGTTTAACTTTATATAATAATTACTATAATCATACATGGTTATTTTATTTATAATATTTATTTATTTATAATTAGTCTGTTAATATTTTGTTCAATATGAATTTAATTCAATTTTTTAATATAATGTTCATTAAAATAATAATTTGTATAATTATTATTTGTAAAATTAAATAAAAATTATTTAAGCCTTAGGAGCTTTTTGGATTTTGTTGTGGAAGTTATAAACAATTTCTTTAACTGAACCATCATCATTATTAATTGCAACTTTGACTGGTTCTTTTAAAGTTTCTCTAATTCCTACATATTTATATTCTTTATGTTTACTATTTCTGGTACATTCACGGATAGAAAAGTTAATATCAACATTTACACCGCCTTGTTGATTTCCACCTTTCTTCATATCTTTGATAATTGAACTAAATGCTTTATTAGCTGCTTGTTTTGGTTTTTTTCCACAATATCTTCCTTGAATTTCATCATTGTAGATTAATTTAAAATATCTTAATCTACTTCCTGATTGTTGTTCTTCTTCATCTTCATCAACTTCTACTTTTCCACCTTGTTGAACTTGTTGAACTTGTTGAACTACTGGTTCAGCTTGCTTACCTGCTTTCTTTCCACCTTGAGCTGGTTGGGCAACTGGTTCAGCTTGCTTACCTGCTTTCTTTCCACCTTGAGCTGGTTGGGCAACTGGTTCAGCTTGTTTAACTGGTTCTGGTTCAACTTGTTTGGAAGATTTTTTTCCACCTTTTTGAGCTGGTTGGGCAACTGGTTCAGCTTGTTTGACTGGTTCGACAACTTGAACTGGTTCAGCTTGTTTTGCTGCTTTCTTTCCACCTTTTTGAGGTGGTTGTGCTACTGGTTCAGCTTGTTTAACTGGTTCAGCTTGTTTAACTGGTTCAGCTTGTTTAACTGGTTCAGCTTGTTTAGTAGATTTTTTTCCACCTTTTTGGGTTGGTTGTGCTACTGGTTCAGGAGCTGGAGCTGGAGTTGGAGCAGATTGACTTTTAGCAACAGTTTTAACTTTAGTGTTTTTGGAACTCATATCTATATTCATATATACTTTTTATTTTTTTAAATTGTTTTAATATAATTAAATAAATATGCAAAAAAAATATATTTTTTTTAAATTTTATAATGTTTAAACATACTATTTTTTTTATAATTAAAAAAACTATAAAATAATTTTAATATTTAAAAATATGATTTACTAAATCTAACACTTGTTGATATAAATGTTGTCTAATTAAAAATCATTTGTTAATGATATATTTAAATTTAAATTGTTCATATCATCAATATAATTTTGTTAAATTGTTCATATCATCAATATAATTTTGTTAAATTATTGGAGTAGCCATTGGAATATCAATTGAATTATTTTCTGTTTGTGCAATGTATGTATCATTATCCATATTTTTATCCCCTTGTCTCTATTTTTAAATGTGATTGTGGTTGGAATTGGAATTGGAATTGGAGTT